GTATCGGTTTCATCGCGATCTGTCTTTATGACAACTTTTACAAATCAAAGTTACACTATACCATGAAAAACAAACTAAAAATCGAGCAAATCAAGACAAGCATGCTAATACCATACGCACGCAACAGCAGGACGCACAGCGAAGCACAGGTGGCGCAGATTGCGGGATCAATCCGCGAGTTTGGATTTACAAATCCAGTTCTGATAGATGCCGAGAACGGCATCATCGCCGGACACGGTCGCATCATGGCAGCACAGAAGCTCGGACTCGAAGAAGTCCCCTGCATCCGTCTTGATCACCTGACAGAGACGCAGCGCAAGGCATACATCATCGCTGATAACAAGCTGGCGCTGAACAGCGGCTGGGATGAAACGATGCTAGGGCTGGAACTGGCAGACCTGCGGGAGTTGGACTTTGATTTGAACATGACCGGATTCGATGGCGATGAGATTGAGAGGTTACTAAACCCTCCCGAGGAATCGGCGGCTCCAAGCGATTTTGCCGATGTTGACGAGAATATCGAAACCGAACACGAATGCCCAAAATGCAGCTATCGCTGGAGCGGAAATTCAGGAGGAACAAAGTAATGAGCAAGCCAGAATACAAAGTGCCTAGCATGGATGAAATACGAGCGTTGCCGTGGAATGGATTTAATGCTATTAGCACATTCAGCGGCGGCGGAGGATCATCGACCGGTTACCGCATGGCGGGATTCAAGGTGCTATGGGCAAACGAGTTTATCGACGCCGCACGGGATACCTACCGCGCAAATATGGCGCCGCATACCATTCTTGACGGTCGAGACATTCGGCAAGTTCAGGCAAGCGAGATTCTGGAGGCAATCAAGATGCAACCCGGTGAAGTCGATCTGTTTGATGGATCGCCGCCATGCGCTTCATTCTCTACCGCAGGCAAGCGTCAAGCAGGCTGGGGCAAAGTGAAGAAATACAGCGATAAGGCGCAGCGGACGGATGATCTTTTCTTTGAATACATCCGCTTGCTTCGTGATTTGAAGCCTAAGACCTTCGTTGCTGAGAACGTGAGCGGACTCGTCAAAGGCGCGGCAAAGGGGTATTTCATCGAGATCATGCGCGAACTCAAAGCGAGTGGATACCGCGTTGCTTGCAAAGTTCTCGATGCACAGTGGTTAGGTGTGCCGCAATCGCGACAGCGGACAATCTTCGTCGGAGTGCGTGAGGATTTAGGTATTGAGCCAGCGCATCCTAAGCCGTTGCCGTATCGTTACAGCGTCGGAGATTGCCTAAGAACTTTGCAAAAAGGTGGAGAATCAAAGCTACTGAATAAGCAAACCGATACTTACGCCTATTGGTCGCAAACAAAACCCGGAGATGATTTGAGTATTGCTTGCTTAAAAATGAGCGGAAAAGATTCATTCAGAACGCATTACAAGCAGTCGCCTGACCGCCCGGCAAATACAGTAACCCAAGGCGCGCAGCAATTATATCACTGGGATGAGCCGAGAACTTTGAACTTAAAAGAGCTGCGGAGAATCTGCGGATTCCCCGACGATTACATCTTGTCGGGAGACTTTACACAACAATGGGAGCGATGCGGTCGATCCGTTCCGCCCGTGATGATGAGCCACATTGCCGCCGCCGTGCGTGACAACATCCTTAGAAAGCTATGAAGATTCCCGAGCAATGGACATTTAAGTGTGAGGAAGTCGCAAAGGGCTTTGACGATCATGTCAGGGAGCAACTTCCTTGGTATGACATGGCAACGCGGATCATCGCTCACGTTGCGCGTCACTATATCCCTGAGGGAGGTATGGTTTACGACATAGGTGCAAGCACGGGAAATGTAGGAAACGCGATCAGAGACACACTAGAAAGTCGAGGCGCGTGCCTAACAGCAATTGACAACTCTCCTGAGATGGTGAGAATCTACCAAGGGCCAGGTCAATGCGTTCTTGCTGATGCGCTAGAATACGAATTTGAGGAATTTGATTTTGCTGTAGTATTCCTTGTTGTGATGTTCTTACCAGTTGCTAAGCGCAGAGACTGGATGCACACAATAACGAAGCGAATTAAGCCGGGCGGCGCCATGCTTGTTTTCGATAAGTGTGAGCAAGCTAAGGGTTATGCTGGAACGGTCGTTTCACGCTTGGCGATGTCGGAAAAGCTCAGGAATGGAGTGCCTGCCGAGCAGGTTCTCGAAAAGGAGTTATCGCTTGCTGGGGTGCAACGTCCGATTGACATGATAGCAACAATCCCGCCGCAAGCGTATGAACTTTTCCGATTTGGAGATTTTGCGGGATGGATTATTGAAGGGTGAAATATGAAGATCGACTCTGCCACAGTTGACAAGATCAACCAAGCCAACCTTGCCAACATTTTAAAAAAGGTAAAGGCGGGAAAAGTGCTTACAGCGGCCGAGCGGAAGCTAATTGATGGATCAAGTGTAAAGCCAAGCGAACTTGTTACACAAAAAAAGATTGTCGATATATTCAACATCACACGCAAGTCAATCGCTCAGTGGCGTCGCGAAGGAAAAATTGGATTGCCTGAAAAAGAGCAAGGCATGGAAAACCTTGCAAAGTGGCGAGAGTTCTTTGCATCAAATCCTGATGCTGGATTTTTTGATGGCAAGCCAAGGCTTGACCGTGAATCACTACTTTGCCAAAAACTTACGGTGGAAATCGAGTGCAAGAAAATTGAGTTGAAAAAGCTCGAAGACACTTGCATCGACATGATCGATGTGCAAAACGCTTTTTACAAATTAGGTGCCGTAATGAGGGCTGGCATCATGCGACTGCAAGCGGATCTCCCGCCAGTATTAGAGGGTCGAACCCCCGCAGAAATGGCAAAGCGCATCGGAGAAGCTGCAGACAAATTACTCACCGAACTAAGCAGCAACGCCGCAGAAGTGTGGGGGGATGATGAGTAAAACCGCACAACTCTTTGCGGCATTTCGCCAATCGTGCAGACCTCCGGCACGGCTAAAGCCTAGCGCGTGGGCGCATGGCAGGGTGGCACTTTATGAAGGACTCTCGCCATATTTCGAAGCGGACGCTGCACCTTGGCTAGTCGAACCACTAAACGCATTTGCCGACATCGGCGCGAAAGAGGTTTGCTTACTTGCACCGGTTGGAACTGGAAAAACCACCATGCTAGAAGCAGCGATGTGCTACATCATTAGCGAGGACGCAGGGGCAACAATGCTAGTGGGGCAGACCGACAGCGATATTAAGGACTGGGTAGAGACTCGGCTAGATTTCTCACTACTCAACACCAAGGAAACAGCGGGATTGTTGCCGATTGGAAAACATCGACACAAAAAACGCAAAGACGCAATCATTTTCCCACACATGGCTTTATTCATGACAGGTGCAAACTTGTCTGGACTCCAGGCAAAGTCGATGCGTCGAGTGCTATGTGATGAGCCGTGGATTTATCCAGACGGGATGATACGAGAAGCAGAGGGGCGACTGCATGACAGGTGGAATCGGCAGTTTTATCTTTTGGCGCAGGGTGGCTTTGTGAATACCGAGTGGCACAAGAAATGCGAAAATACAGCAATGCGCGAGTTTTGTTTTACGTGTCCACAATGCCAGCATGAACAAGCGTGGAAATGGGAAAATGTAATTTACGACACTACGATCACAGACCGCGTAAAAATGGCACAAACGGCAGAAATTAAATGCGCGAACGTCGATTGCGATTACCGATTGCAAGACAAACCGCAACCACGGCGAGAACTGGCAATCTCAGCGCGTTACGTTCAGATTAAAGAAGGTATGCCTGACAGTTACGGCTACCATTACAACGCGCTTTGCAACTGGAGACTACCATTGTGGCGGCTAGTCATCGAGCGGTGTAACGCAATGGATGAAGTGGCGCGGGGGAATCTGAAACTTCTACAGCAATTCATTCAAAAACGACTAGCGGAATTTTGGAGCGATGAGCAAGAGGACGAACGGGTAAAGCTAACCGGTCACGGCTACTCGGTGCGAGATTACGCAAACGGGGAAACATGGGAGGATGAATCGCATAGGTTCATGACCATTGATAGGCAGCAAGATCACTTTTGGGTAGCGATCCGCGCTTGGGGCATTGGTGGCAATTCGCGCCTTTTATTTTACTCAAAGGTTGACACATGGGAGCGGGTCAAAGTCATCCAAGAAACCTACAAAGTTGACAATCGGAAAACACAAATTGACTGCGGTTATCAAAAAGATGAAGTATATAAACGCTGCGCACAATACGGATGGTTTGCGTTACGCGGTGACCAACGCGACCAATACCCGCATCGAAACAGGCATGGCAAAACCACTTTCAAATCGTATTCGCCTTATCAATCTGCAACGGCCAGCGATGGTAAGAAAACAATGGTGGCGTATTTTTCCAATACGTCACACAAGGACATACTTTTTCAACTGCGCAATCAGCGCGGCGTAGATTGGCAAATCCCCGATGATGTAGGCAGTGAATACTTGCGGCAAATCGACGCAGAGGTTAGGCGTGGAGAGGGGAAAACGGCGCGATGGACTAAACGACATAACGACAACCATGCCGTCGATTGTGAAAACATGCAAATCGTGCTCGCTTCAATATTCGGCTTGATTGGAACCCCAGAATCCGAAACGGAAGAATGATTTTTGACATGTCGCCCCAAGCATGGGAGTGGTTGACTTAATCAAAGCATGGTATGACGCATCGTTAGACGATCCGACGATTCTGCAATCGCTCATAACGGCGAGAACAGCGGCATTAAATGGAACGTTGTCAAAAGGCGGTGGCAACACGCTGACTTCCAGCCAAAAAAATGGCATAAGCTACACGGTTTTAGTTAGTCTGCCAGAGACAGATAGAATCACGGTATTAAACCGCGCAATCAACGCGATCAAAGCGAATAACCGCCCTAGTTCAGTAGGAAAGGGGGTATTCCAGTGATTGTAGACCGTTGGGGTAACTCTTACAAAGCAGCGCAAGGAGCTATTACTGAGACGCGAGATCGTCCGTATATCCCAGTGCAAATGAAGGACATCAGCGAGCTTGTCCCGTCACGCGACAGGAAAGCACTTGTTTCATTTTCGCGCCGTCTCATACTAAACGAAGGAGTATTAAAAGGTGCGATTGAACAAAAAAGCATGTATGCTGTCGGCAGATCATGGCAAGCTCAATCGAAATCCAAAGACCGCGAATTTGCTTTATTGGCAGAGGAAAA